GTTGATTCCAGTGATGCAAAACACTGGGATTGGTCTGCAATGCTTTGGCTTGCTTGGTTGGCAGTGACTTGCCTGATCAAGATAACCTCTGCCTCCGGGCATAGGTACACTTTAATGAAGGCGAGTATTTACTGCGGTTTTAATCGCATCTTTGTCGATGGCTTTGGGAACTTTATTTACCATCAACCCGGTACCGTAATGGAATCGGGCTGGCTTTTGACCGCTCTCCTAAATTCGATAATGCGAGTTTTGCTCCACGTCCTGGCATATTTGCGCGCTTTTCAGTGCCTTCCGCCAGCCCCCCCCATCGCTATGGGTGATGACTGTGTCGAGCTTTGCAAGCGTCACCGGTGGAACGAGCTACAACAAGCTTATTCCACGTTCGGGTTTGAGATTGAGAAGGCTTCTTTAAAGCCTGGTATGGACTTTGAATTTTGTTCAACCGACTTCTACCCGGACAAGGCTGTCCCCCAACACGGGATAAAGATGCTTTATCAACTCCTCTCGAAACAACCAGATGCCCTTCTCTTAGTTGCGTTTAAGTACGAACTCAGGGCAGACCCCCGGCTTCCCGAGTACCTCTCAGTGCTCCAGCAGGTGGGTTGGAACCCCCAGTAACATCTAGTTCTGGCTAGGTGTTCGAACTCTCATCGAACTCATTCTCATTCTCAGTTCTCATGTCTAACCGCAAGAAGCAACCAACGAAGAAGAAGAAGGCTAACAAGCCTAAATCCAGGTCTAAGAAGAACGCAATTGGTGGAGCCCCAGTTAATGGTGGCTACGCCATGGCTCCTAAGACCCCAAAGAATGGTCCCGTCGTGCAGTATGGTGTCCGCAAGGTAACCAACAACAACCACGTCCGTGCGACCTGTTCAATCCTCGATCCCTTCTGCCCTGCTGCAAGGGGTGCCCGCCTCCCAGATGGCCTTGGCAACAAGACCATGGGGCAACAGCTTCGTGGCAAATTCTCCTTTGTTGGAGGGCTTGCTACTGCCACTAGCAATGGCGCTGTTGTTATCATGGCAGGTGCGCCCTACGGCTACGCCGTAGCTTCCGCCGTCACTGGTGGTAACTACAACTTTGGGTCAGCCTGGACCATCTACAATGGTGGTGCCACGATTGGCTCTTATGTGCGTAACTATCGCATCGTCAGTTTTGGCGTCTTGGTGAGATGCACCAGCTCTGTCCCTAACACCTCTGGGTCCGTTTGTTTTAACTCACTCCCCCCAGATTGGTGTGTCATTGCTGGCAACAACATCCCGCCTGGGTCCACTTACTTTGAGGAACAGCAAGTGTACCCCCTTTCCACGGGGGCTCAATACTGTTGGATTTCGAAGCCGCAAGGTTCCGCTTCCAAAGAGTTCGTTTCGTTCACAGGCCCTGCCAGTGATTTCTCTCTAGCTACCACCGACTATCCGTCGATGACCAACTTGATGATCGAGATCACAGGCTCCTCCAGCACAACCACCCTTGAGGTTGAGTATTTTCTCAATATTGAGGGTCAGGTTAACCCCACCACTCTCATCACGGGTTTTATCCCCCCTGAGACCGCACCTAATCCCTTGGCGCTCAACGCCAAGAATAAGGTTGTCCGCAGTGCTTCCGCTGCACAACCTGGTGGTGTTGAGTCCTTCGAGAAGTGGGCTGTTGGGAAAGCCGGGCAAGCCCTCGCAGGCTACGCCGGTGGGCCTCTCGCTGCAGCCTTTGCTGCTATGACTGTCGATTAATTTCCAGTCTCAAGGACCAGATCATGTCCTTAAACCGATCCCCATAAGAGCACCCTACGGAACTCGAAATCTCCCCAGCGGGGACTTCGGGAAGTAGAGTTGCTAACCTAGTAGACTAACTGTATCAGACCTACTGGGTTGGCGCTATGGAAGAGACCAGGGAAGTCTTTAAACTCGTCCAAGACCCCCCACTACAATGTAGCCATTGCTATTGTTTGGCCTAGTCAAGCCTCTTTAGCAGCACCCATTGCTAGTGCTAATCTGCCTACCGGTCTTCCCCTGTCATAGGGGGAGGCTGAATC